ATTTGCTCAAGCGAACGCACCAGCTGGTTGAACTGCTGTGGGTCGTACCCGCCAGTGCTCGCGTTGGGCAGGCGGACGTTGTTGATCTTGCTCATCGCAGGCCATCCCCTTGAACGTCAACGCGCATCGTGCCAAAGCGCCAGAAGCTGCCCAGCTCGTCACTCTCAATACGCAATTGAATCTGACGGCCACGGGCGCGTGTGCTGACAAACTGCGTGGTAGGAGTAATTGGATAAGGGTCCAAGGAGCTTGCTACTGCGGAGGCCTGCGGATAGGGGCGCAAAAGCAGTCGCACTATCAACTCACCTATTTGACGCTTAAAGTCAGGGATGAATTTTTGCATCAGCAGCATCTGGTCACCGTCACCAATATCAAAGTAGCCAGAATAGATGTATGCCTCAATTGCCACACCGTTGGCGTCCACACCATCTTCCTGGTTGTACAAATGGCTACGACCTGCTGTGAGGCCGTAGATTGTGGTGAGGGTGGCCTCGTTGTCCGCTGGGTCGTATTCTGCGGCCAAGGGATTTTCGAACGTGCCAATGTCGGTCCATGCGGTGCGCGCCATAGTGCCCACTGACCAGACGTTTTCCATGTAGTTGTAAGTCACAAAGCGGTTGACGTAGTCACTGCTCAGTGACGGATAGAACCACGTTACCTCGTTGAACTGGGTGTTAATGCCCACGTTCACGGCAGTAGCCTGTGCAATGTTCAAGTCTTCAAAAACGTAGTCCTGCACAGTGCAAGGAATCTTTTTGACCGTACCGTCAAACACAAAGAACGCGTCCTTGCTCATCCAGTACGCTACGCCGTTAACGTCCGCAGACGCGTGGGGCGCGATGATGCCGCAGTTGGCACCTAGCTGTTGGAAGCCGAAGGTGTAGGGCGGACCAAGGAACTGTTGGCCATGAATGGATGTGTCTGTCCAAATCAAAATCTGACCACGTGAGCGCAGCGCTGAGACAATCTCATTACCGTCCGTGAGCCGTTGTCCGCCGGCCGTGTTTGTTGCAGTAGCGACAAAGTCGTTGATGTCCTCTTGGTCAGAAAAGCGTACAAACATCGGGTCTTGACTTGTTGGGTCACCCAGCGTGGACTCTGTGCCAAAGCACACCAGGTGTCTGTCTGGCGTAGACACCAGCGCGTACTTGGATTTGGTGGGCGCGCCAGAGATGGCCGTGGCCCGCGTTCCGAGGCCCGAACTTGGAGCCCATTCGTAAATGCCGCCATCCGCCTGCTGCAAAATCAAGTTTTCACCAAAGTTGTCAAACTGCCAAACCCTGGCAAGCAACGACAAACCTGTGGACGCCGGCCGTGGCGTGCCCCAGGTGCTCAAGCCCCAAGTGCCTGTGCCCCAGCCAAAGTCAACAAAGCTGATGTCACTGCCGACGTTAATCTGGTATGTTGCCGTGGCCGCGCCGGCCGTCGCTACCGTGGAGGTGGCTGAAGTTGGAGAGACAATGGTGTATGTGCTAGTGGTCAATACTTCTTGAATCTCAAACTCGTTTGTAAGGCTGGCATTGGTAATACCTCCTGGGTTGCCTGAGACAGCGCTGTAAGTAACAAAGTCTCCTTTATTTGCTCCGTGGGCTGCGTCATTAACAATCACCGTGGTGCTGCCGTTGGTGGTGGTGAAGGTACATGCCCCAGAGGCCCGAATGGGAGTGATGTCGGCCCACGCGCCGCCATAGAAAGCATAGACCTTGCGGTTTGTTCCGAGGGCCGCGTAGGGTACGCCGTCAAGCCCATTCCACGTGAAGATTTCACTGGCCGAGCCAACAAAGTTGACGGTGGTGTTACCAAAGGCTGTCCACCCGCCCATTTTCTCTGGCAGCCCATAGCGAAAACGCACATAGTCGCTGTCTACCCAGCCGCCTTCAGCGCCGTACTCGGTGTTCTGCTTGTCAATGCCGGGTTTAAGAAATAGTCGAAGAAGTGCCATGAGTACGCCTTATTTGATCGGTCCGCCCAGGAGCCAGGCGTCGCATGTCCGATCTCCAGCACACTTGAAATGGAACAGTTCGCAATAGCCAAGATTGGCAGCATTGATGACATCGTCAGCATAACTCTTGTGCTCGCCCACGTCTTCTTTTTCAATGCCTTGTGCAATGGCTTTTAGCATTTCAGGTGTTTGAATGAACGCGCCGCAGTTACCGCACAAAGCCTTCTTGGCCTCGGGTATTGTGGTTTCCCACATATCGGCTTTCTTTTGCCAAAACACTGTAGATGCAGTGCCAGGATTTAAGGGGCCGTAGCCGTACTCTTTGATGGCGTTGTTACGGTTCTTGAGGTTGACGTGGATGTCCATGACGGCCTCAGGAGCACCTTGGCCACCCCGGGCATAAGCCTCTTTAATGCCCTTGGCAATCGCGTCCTTTTTGACCATGGCCATGATTACCCCTTTGCAGCGCGCATGTTGTCCACCAAATTGGGGTAAGGACGACCTGCTTTCTTAGCAGCAGCTTTAGCGGCAGACTTCTTCGCAAGCGTCAAAGCCTTGGGTTTTCCAAGGCTCTTAGGGCGTTTCTTGTCCCATACGGGGGTATTTTTCATGTTACACGTCTCCATTCAGGTTTGCCATCACCTCGGCTAAAGTGCGGCGTATCCACTAGCTTAATGCCATTTCCGCCCCAAGAGTTGAGCGGATGCAAAGATTCCCAATAAGCACCCAGCGGCGCAAGTATCTGCTTGTCGTAAACCAGCTTACCTTCTTGGAAGAAGTTGAAGTCCACCGCTAAACGCTTTAAATGCAACGAGTTCATCGTCTGGCTGCGACCGGTCTTGACATAAATGGCCTGTTGCTCAGGGGTGCGGTACAGTTCCCCGCCAGTGACCATAAAGCCCTGGGCAGACGCGTATTCGACAAGTTTGCACATGTCCCGCAGAAAGGCTGCTTGTTCTTGGCTCAGGCTCATTCTTTGCCCCTCTTTCGCATTTCCATAACTTTTTCAACGGTACGGCCACCGAAGTAGGCCGTCATGACAAGCATGCCCCACTGGCCCAGCAACTGGACGTAGGACTCAGCAATCTTGTAACCGCCACCATCAAGTAGTGCAAACAGCAAATAGGCGGTCAGTATGTACACCAGAGTGCCAGGGCGGATGTTCTTTGATAACCACGAGTCGGAGGACATGTCGGCCTGCCAGCGTTTGCTGACGTTGTCTTCTTGATTGGCCTGTGCAACCAATAAGGCCTTGAGTTCCTCTTGCTCTATACGGGCCTTTTCAATGCCCAACTCAAGCAAACGCTCTTCGTGCTCATATTCCAGTTGGCGAAGTTTGGCAACCTCTGCATCTGAGGGGTTGTCGGAAATCTTTACGCCAAGCGCGTTTTCAACAACTTCTTTGCCTTTGGCTTGGATGGCAGATGACAAAAGGCCCAGACCATTTTGAGCCAGTGTGCCAAGTAGTGATGCAACGATAGGTATCATTTTTTTCCTTTTGCCGCTAACTTTTCATACAAGAGAAGAATCTCCTGCCTTAACTCCGCACTGTCGGAAGTCCCTGCCCAGTTTGGCAGGTTGTTCCAAATTACCACCAACTGCTCTTCGTTACACCGTGTTCCACTGGTCCGCAGCCACTGGGCTATTTTCTCATGCCGCTCTGTCGGATGGTGTGTTGAAAAAGCAATTCCATAAATTTCAGCTATGCTGCACCCATTGAAGGCCGTTGCTCCAGGGAGCGTCAACAGTGACAACAGGATGAGCCAGCGCATTCATATCATTCATCGGACATTTCAGTAGAAGCAAGATTTATCCTTGTTTTGACTGCTGTAATGTCTTCGGGCTTGTCTTTAAATCCAACAGCAATGTAGCCGGCAAACTTGCCAACTTCCGGGGGTATTGAGCCACGGCACATAAACACCACGCCGTTTTTCACGCCCCACTCGCCGACCTTGGAGGAGCCGTCAAACTTCTCGCACAGCACTTCTCCATTAAGCATAGCAACCATGGCCTGATTGCGCTCCACAGAGGCATTAAACAGGCTGGTTACAGTGCCTTCAATTGTTTTTTCTCGGCCATTGGGGCCCATAGCAAGGATCGTGGTGCGGCTGTTGGTCACCAGGTTTGCTTTGTTCACCACCACAATGATGGCGTCCAGGTCTTTCATGAGACTTTGTGCAACGGGCACAAGCGCTTCTTGCTTGGCGATTTGCGGCATCTTGTCCTGGCTCTGGATTGCCTGCAGGATCACTTGACGTGAGTCCCAGGCAAAGTACCCTGCAAACGCAAGGAAGGAGAGCAGAATAACGGTGAACAGTTTGAAGGGGCTATCCACCCATTCAATCAGCCCAATTACCTTGCCTAAAGCGTCTGAGGGCTTTGCAGCCTCTACCTTAGGGGCCTCTACCCTTACAGGTTCAGGCACTGCTGCTGGTTTTTTCCTGGTCACCATCATCTGTTCCTTACATCGTTGCTCCCGATGCAGCAGGGACCGTCGTGATCTCGATCGCCACTGACTGCGCAAGGCTCAGTGGTTGTCCGCAATCGGCGCAGGTGTCTGCGTCAATCTCGGACTGATCCAGGTCGTAGCCACACGCGCCGCAGAGTACTTCTACGGCGTGTGCGGGCTCGATGCCGCCGTCAGGCAGCGTTCGTGACGGGCTTTGCAGCTTCATCGGAAATCACCATTTCTGGTTGCTGTTGTAGTTGCCCTTGCGCTTCATCTTGAATGGCCTTGACCAGCTGGAACACTTCCGTGTAAGGACGTGTGCCCATGTAGGCCAGGATATTGTTGAGTAGTTGCAAAGACACTTTTATGTTTTCATTCATGGATATTCTCCAAAGCATCGCTGAGAACGGGGCAGCGATGGGACCCCATATCAATTATGCCTGTGGCAATGTGTTCTGAGCAATTTGAGCTTGATAAGCCGCAACGACTTCAGGTGTCCAAGCCACGTTGCAGATTGCCACGACGTTAGCAGGTTGACCAGTAAGGTCTTGTGCTGGTGTCAGGCTTGTGCGGTGGTAGGTTTGGCTCAGTTGCTCACCGTCTTCCATGATGCGAGTTGCCTCACGATAGAGAACGATGCCGTTCTCAGTCACGGTGATTTGGTCGATTACTTTTTCTTT